AGAAAGCGATCGCTCTGTTGGCATTTGCCTCAGAGGTCTCCACCTGACGGATCCAGCGTTCATTTACCGCGGGACCGAGCTGGCCCTGGGCTCCCCAGACGTAAACGGAATGGTTCTTTACCTGTTCATTGAGATACTCGATGAATTCCCTGAGATTATTCGTCTTCAGCATCTGCATCATCCTCCTCTGTAATTGCATCATCGTCGTTTGTTACGGGCTCTTCCTCTTTTTCAGCCCGGTTGTGCAGCTGCTCCAGCACGGCCTTCAGCTTTTTGGGGATGGGCAGGCCGAGATGCGCGGCGTTCTCCAGCAGGGAAACGCCTTCGTTGGACATATAGAAGAATATGACCGCCGTCCGGAGCACGGCTCCCGCGCCGATTACGTGGGTGTCGAGAATATGCCCTATCCCCACCAGTGCGAAAATGAGCACCTTCTTGAATATGCCCTTGAAGCCGACTGCCGAGCTCAGCCTTTTATCGACTATCGCGCACATTACGCCCGTGATATAGTCGATCACGACGAAGGCGAGCAGGGCATACAAAAGGCCGTCGCAGCCGCCCAGGAACCATCCGAGCCAGCCGCCGACGGCCGAGAATATCACCTGTACGGTGATCCAGAATTCCTTCATTTCTTTTTCCTCCTTATGAAACCCTCTTGTAGAAATAGCAGGTAATGTACGGCTGCATATTGCCGTGCGCCGTTCCGCTGCCTCTTGAGCCCGTATTGCCCGAGA